GAGCAGGCGAGCAGAGCTCGCACACAGACCCACCAGACAGGTCGCGACAGACGCGACAGACAGACGACCCCCACCCCCCTTTATAGCAGTTACGTAGTGAGTTGCGCTCTAGCTAAGATTTAAGCACTCATAACAGTAAAACTTTACTTTTTGACTCAGTAGGTTAGAATTAGGGACTCCTTACTAAAATTTTTTGCAAAATTTGCAGGGCTATGAGAGAATACTTTGAATACATAAAACCCGTATGTCCGCACTCCCTAGAGTCCTACGATAATAACAGACTACTAGTATTAGACTATGATCCACGTTCCATAGAGCAATATTACGCAACCCTAGACCGTTACGACGCTATTTTATTTAAGTGTCACCCCTCAACCGATCGCGACCTCCTAATATCCATAGTCGAAGATCTAGCCGACGAACGCCCATGTGCCATGTGGTTTTGGTCTCACCCCGACGACAAGCATTATTCAACCCCTGTGCCTAGTATAATTATGCAGAATAAAGTAAACTTAAAAAAAGCTCGTAAGGAATATTTCAAAAAGTTAAATGGAAAATAAGTTTTTACCTTTAAATTACGCTGAAATGCTAGAACGCATGAAGTATGAAGACATGCTAGAACGTATGAGCTCGACTACCGACCCACAATACACAGGCATAACAGAACAGTTCGTTTCACCTGTGGAACCTGGACCTACGGAAAAACTAGGCGACCTTATAGGTAAAGGTTTATTAAAATTGCCTTACGTATTTGAAGATGAACGCTCAGCTATGCGTAGTGGACAAGACGTAGCTAACGTATTAGCCTTCGCCCCTGGACCAGGAAACGTGCTCGGTTACCTAGAAGGGCGAAAATTAGAAGAAGAAGGTCGTCCGTTTTTAGGCAGTGTTATAAAAGCAGCATCAGTCGGTCTTCCAGGAGCAGGTAAAGCAGCAGGTTCAGTAACCACTCCGCCAGTAAAACCCGCCCCTACGCCTAAAGGCATAGAACACAAAATACTGCACACCGCCGACCGCCCGACAGATATGAATGACCCTGAAGATATAAGAGAGTGGGCAGCAAATTACAATGATGAAACCGCTAGGTATAACTATACAGGGAATCCTTATAACCCAAGACCTGACGAAGATAGTTTAATCCCTTTGAGGTACGGGGAAAATGATACACAAATGACTAGCCAAATAGCTTTATTTGAATCAGATTTATATACGGCTAAAAATAAAAATAAACTATATCCTATAGAAAATATATTCCAAGCTATGAGGCGTTACGGGGTAACGGGTAAAGGTAACGTAAACCAAAACGTAAAAAGACAAATAGAAGATTATATATCACCTGAGTTTATAGCTAATAACCCTAAAACTACTCCAGCGTCAGTAATGGAGGAACTACAGAAAAACGCACCTAACATACAAGAAACACATGCTTACTACAATCTAGGTTCAACTATGCACCCTGAAGTAAATAGCGGTTACTCATCCTATACTACTAGAAGACCACTTTACGACCTTGACAGCGAAACTACTACACTCGCTGATTCTCGTGCACAGACCAATCGTCGTTACGGTGAACGTAAGTTTAGTATGTTTGACGACGGACGTATTTACGGCGAAAAACCAGAGTTCGTTTATAGGCACTCAGAAGACCCACGTCCTAACACAACTTTTATAAATAAAGATCATGAAGATTTAGCAGCAGGTCATGTCATGCCTGCTTCGGAAACAATGAACGCAAATAAATATATGCACTCAAGATATACGCTTGAAGATATAGGTGATGACGCAAACGTATATATAAAACAAGAAAGTCAAAGTGACGCTTATGGGTTAGGTAGAGATCAAGACATGATAACCGCTCGGTTGTCTGGTACAGACGACACAACAAGAGGAAGCGTTGATCAGCTTCAGTATGAGATGACTAATTTAGGTGGTCCTACAGACGACGTTTTATACAATAGAATAACTTTAAATGGAGATAATGAAGCGGTGGGTGAACTGTTAAGAACTAGAGATCAAACTGCAGGTGCAACACTAGGACCAGAATTATATGATCACTTAGTAGTTACTAATAAACTTGATGACTTTAATAAAGAGTTGGGTGACTTAATAAGAAAAGGTAAGGAAGAGCTAGATGACCAAAGAAGTCTAATCGACTCTTTTACCGAAGGGTCAGGAACTTATGGTGAAGCTGGACCAGAATATGACAAAGCATTAGAAGAATTTAACGAAATGGCTGAAAGATATCGACAAAGAGAATTAAGATTATTAACTCGGTATAGTAAAGATTTTTATAAAACTTTAGAAGATACCATATCTACTATAAACTTACCCAGAAGCGCAGATTGGTTTACTGACGACTTTAAACTAGATTTACAAACTGCGGTTAAAAACGATTCACCATACGCATTATTCCCTAACGGTCCTAGGTCGTTAGCACCTCCTTCTGGTGTCACGACTATAATACCGCCTAAAATGATTCCTTTTTTAGAAAAACAATACCGTAATAGTGATAACGTAAAACTGAATTATGACACTGAAGGTAAATTAATAAACGTTCAAAGATATGACCCTCCACAAAGAGTTGGTGGTGTTGACCCAGATGATCCAGGTACGTTGACCACTATATTAGACGCCGAACCAGACCCAAGAAGTGTAAATCGAGCTAAAAGTTATAACGCTCTGTATAAAAAAGCTATAAAACAAACCGAACAAGATTACGGGGTAAAGCTCAACCCTACCGAATACATTGACGAGTACGGTCAAGAGTATTTAAAAATAATACTCACCCCAGAATTAAAATCTTCTTTTCAAACGTTTAGAATGAAGCACGGTGGAGCAGCGAGCATAATACCTTTAAAATATGGATTCTAATTTAAAAGATTTACCAGAGTCAGTATTACGTGAACACCTTGAACTAACCGAAAGGTTAGAACAACTAGAAAAGGTAGAACGTTGTCAAACTGGTTTTATGGATTTTGTAAAAGACCAATGGCCATCATTCATCGGCGGTGCTCACCACAAAAAGATGGCTGACGCTTTTGACCGTATAGCCACAGGCAAAATAAAACGACTCATTATCAATATGCCCCCGCGTCATACTAAAAGTGAGTTTGCTAGTCATTACTTCCCCGCTTATCTAGTAGGGCGTAACCCTAACTTAAAAATACTACAAGCTACCCACACCGCAGACTTAGCCGTAAAGTTCGGGCGTAAGATTAGGGACTTGATGCTAACGGATGATTATCAAAACGTATTCCCCGACGTACTAATAAACCCAGACTCAAAAGCAGCAGGTAAATGGGAAACTCAAGATAAACGTAACCCTAAACTCAAAGGCGAATATTATGCTGCTGGGGTGGGCGGTGCATTAGCGGGTAGGGGTGCTGACCTATTTATTATTGATGACCCACATTCAGAACAAGATGCCATGAACCCTAAAAGCATGGACGACACATACGATTGGTACACTAGCGGACCGCGTCAAAGGTTACAGCCAGGAGGAGCCATAGTAATAGTTATGACCCGCTGGAATATTAACGACCTTACGGGTAGGTTACTAAGAGATGCAGCACGTGACCCTAAAGCTGACCAATGGGAAGTTATAGAACTACCCGCCATATTACCTAGCGGTAAAGCCTTGTGGCCAGAGTACTGGAAACTAGAAGAACTAGAAAGCGTAAAAGCTAGTTTACGTGGCGGACCAAAGTGGCATGCTCAATATATGCAGAATCCTACTAGTGAGGAAGGTGCACTTATAAAACGTGAATGGTGGATGGAGTGGACAAAAGATAAACCACCAGTTTGTGATTACTTAATACAAAGTTACGATACTGCTTTTTTAAAAAGTTCTAGTGCGGACTATTCAGCTATTACTACGTGGGGTGTATTTTACCCAGAAGGTACAATCGGTGAAGATATGTACGACGGCACAGTAGCACATATTATTTTACTAGATTGTATAAAAGGTAAATACTCGTTTCCTGAATTAAAAGGCGTAGCCCTAGAACAATACCATGAGTGGACACCTGACACAGTAATTATAGAAAGTAAGGCTAGTGGTATTCCGCTTACCCAAGAGTTACGTAACATAGGCATACCCGTACAAAACTTTACACCCAGTAAAGGAAATGATAAGATTGCTAGAGTTAATGCTAGTACTCCACTTTTTGAGTCAGGTCTAGTATGGGCACCCGACACTAAATGGGCTAACGAAGTAATTGAGGAGTGTGCGGTATTTCCCGCTGGGGAAAACGACGATTTAGTCGACTCTACTACTCAAGCTATGTTACGTTTTAGGCAAGGTGGTTTTGTAAAATTACCTAGCGATTGGGAGGAAGAAGAACTATACTACAAACGTAAAGTAAGTTATTATTAATTATGGCTATAGAAAAAGATTTACTAAATATAGATAGAGACGGCACAATAGACATAGAAATACCTGAAACTATGGCACAACCAGCAGCAATGGGTGTGGAAGTTCAACTACCAGAAGAGATGAATATACAAGGCGATTTAACTTCAGCCTTTGAAATAGATCAAGAAGGTAATGTAGTGCCAATGTTTGAACAGGAAACCGTTTCAGTAACCGATCATCAAGCTAATCTTGCTGAGTCACTAGATCCCTCAGACCTATCCACGTTAGCTAGTGAACTTTTAGAAGCATACGATTCAGATAAAGATTCTCGACAGGATTGGCTTGATACTTTTAGTAAAGGTTTAGATTTACTAGGTATAAAAACAGAAGAAAGAGAAGAACCATTCCCAGGAGCAACAGGTGTACATCACCCATTACTAAGTGAAGCCGTCACCCAGTTTCAAGCACAATCATATAAAGAATTACTTCCTCCTGGTGGACCAGTAAAAACTAGAGTAATGGGAGCGGAAACTCCTGAAATAGCTAGTCAAAACCAACGGGTAAAAGAATTTATGAACTATCAAATTACTGAAGTCATGAAAGAATATGACCCAGAAATGGATAGTTTACTGTTTTACCTGCCTTTAGCAGGAAGTGCATTTAAAAAAATCTACTACGATAACCTTTTAGGTAGAGCTACTAGCCGTTTAGTCAAAGCTGAGAACTTAGTAGTAGCTTATGAAACCGTAGATTTAGAAACTAGCCCACGTTTTACCCATACTATGACTATGACGGGCAACGATTTGAAGAAATTACAGCTAAACGGCACATACCGTGACATAGAAATAGGTGATGCTAGCCCAGATGTTGACATAAATGACGCAAAAGAGAAGATGGATGAGCTACAAGGCATATCACCATCTATGACAGACTACGATGAATACACAGTTTTAGAGATGCACGTCAATTTAGAGCTGTCAGAAACCGATGATTATGGTTTTGCGGTGCCTTATGTAGTAACTATACTAGAAGAACAGGGCGAAATACTGTCAATTAGGCGTAATTGGGAAGCAGAAGACCAATTATTCAGTAAAAAAGAGTATTTTGTACACTATAAGTTCCTTCCAGGACTTGGATTTTACGGTTTTGGGCTAATTCACATGATTGGAGGGCTAACTAAGTCAGCTACAGCGATTTTACGTCAATTAGTAGACGCTGGTACGCTAAGTAACCTCCCCGCAGGGTTTAAAGCACGTGGAATGAGAGTGCAAGGCGAGGATGAACCCCTTAGACCAGGAGAATTTAGAGATGTTGACGTTCCAGGGGGCGTAATTCGTGATGCATTGATGCCATTACCCTATAAAGAGCCAAGTAACGTATTAAGTCAGTTATTAGGCGTAATTATTGACTCTGGAAGACGTTTTGCGTCAATTGCGGACATGAATGTGGGCGATATTGGCTCTCAACAGCTACCAGTAGGCACCACAGTAGCTATGTTAGAGCGTGGCAGTAAAGTAATGAGTGCTATACATAAACGTATGCATTATGCACAGAAAAAAGAATTTAAACTATTAGCGGGTATATTTAGCAGAAGTTTACCCCCAGTATACCCGTACGAAGTACCAGGAGCTACAAGAGAAATCAAAGCTGCTGATTTTGATTCTAAAGTAGACATATTACCTGTAAGTGACCCTAATATCTTTAGTATGGCACAAAGGGTAATGTTAGCACAACAAGAACTTGAAATGGCTAGAGCTGCACCAGAAATACATGATTTACGTGAAGCATATAGACGTATGTATGAAGCGTTAGAAGTTAAAAATATAGATAACTTACTTCCTCCGCCACCAGATATTCCAGCCCGTGATCCCATAACTGAACAACAAGTGGCTATAACAGGACAACCTATAAAAGCTTATCCTTTTCAAAACCATGATGCATACATAGCTAGTCATAGTGCATTTTTACAAAACCCAATGATACAGCAAAATCAAACTGCTATGGTTAGTATACAAGCTAATATACAAGAACATCAAGCTATGAAGTATAAACAGCAGATTGAACAGGTACTAGGTCAACAATTACCAGAGATGGGTGAAGGTCAAATGCCACCTGAAGTCATGAACGAAATAGCAAACCTAGCAGCACAAGCCACTCAACAAGTAACAGGTCAAGAACAAGCTCTGATACAAGCACAGCAAAACGCACAAGTACAACCGTTAGTTGAACTTAAACAAGCTGAGATACAACAAAAAGCACAGAGTGATCAAATAAAAGCTGAAGTAGATCTACTTAAACAACAATCAACAGAAGCGATAGCCGAGATGAAAATAGCGCAACAAAGAGAAGAAGCTCTCATGAAAGAAAAAGAAGGTATGCGTAAGGATTATCGTGATATACTAAAAGATGTTAGAGACTCCGATAATAGGACTAAAGGTAATTGATATGCTGAACAGAGCTAATTTTGAGGAACTTATGGGCGGTAACGCTAACCGTAGAAGACTCAGAAATGGTGGAGTACCAAAAGGCTATCATAGAATGCCAGATGGAACTATAATGAAAGACTCTGACATGCATAAACATAAAAAAACTAATGGCGGGTCAATGACTAACGCCAAAAAACATTTAAGGAGACCATAAAATGCCAGGTAATAGAGGTAAAAAGAAAAAAGTCAAAAAAGTAATGATGAATCGAGGTGGCGACAAGATGACTCTGAAAAGAGGCGGTAAAGCTAAAAAGAAACGAGGAATGGCTAGAGGTTGCGGAGCAGCAACAAGAGGCAAGGGGTATAATAAATAA